GAATCCGAAAGGCTTTGGAATTGCAGAAACGGAGATCGGAATAATGGCAAAAACCCAGATCGTTGAAATCGTTTGCCAACGATGCGGACAGACGGCAACAAGGCACTCACAGGCGAAATACTGCTCAAAGTGTAAAGAGATCATACGAAAGGAGCGGAACAGACAGAATTCTCACGACGCAACCTTAGAGGTAAAACTCGCACGACATACCGCACGAGCGAGAAGATCTACAAGCGCCATAGCCCGTATAAACGGTGAGGCGCGAATGAAAGGTCTGACGTATGGTAAGTACGTTGCGCTTATGCGTAACAGCTAAACAAGAATGGAGGTACATAATGAGTGTAAAAATAACCGAATTGCAAGCCGAAAACTTTAAACGGGTCAAAGCCGTTCAGATCACTCCATCCCCCTCCGGGCTTACCGTTATCGGGGGAAACAATAATCAAGGGAAGACGTCTGTCCTCGATGCAATAGCGTGGGCTCTCGGCGGTGATCGCTTCCGGCCAAGCGCTCCAACCCGCGACGGGTCGGTAATTCCACCGAATATAAAAATAGCCTTGTCAAACGGCTTGGAGGTGGAACGATCGGGCAAAAACGGGACGCTTAAAATCTATGATCCATCGGGAAGAAAAGCCGGCCAGCAGCTCATCAACAGCTTCGTAGAAACTTTCGCCCTTGATCTTCCCAAATTCATGAATCAGACAGCGAAGGAAAAAGCTCAAACGCTTTTACAGATCATTGGCATAGGTGATCAGCTCAGAGAACTCGATCTGCAGGAACAGAGATTTTACAATGAGAGGCTTTCCGTTGGCCGCATTGCGAAGCAGAAAGAAGGGCATGCCCGTGATCTCCCATACTGGGACAACGTCCCAAAAGAGCCTGTAAGCGCCGCTGAGTTGATACAACGTCATCAGGAGATACTTTCAAAGAATGCTGAGAACGCCCGGCTTCGCGCACACAGAAACGAATTGGAGATAGCCCTGAAAACCGCTGTGTCTCAGGCCGAGGAATTGCACCGAAAAATCGACCAGCTCAGAAATGATCTTACACGCGCTGAAATAGATGCGGAGGATCTTCACGACGAGAGTACGGCAGAACTTGAAGAGAGTCTGAAAAACATCGATGCTCTGAACGTGAAAATCAGGCAGAATATGGACAGAGCCAAAGCCGAAGAAGAGGCGGCGGTATTCAAAGACCAGTATGATGAGCTCGCCTCAAAAATTGAAGATGTTCGCGCTCAACGAATGGAGCTTCTTAATGGCGCGGACATGCCCCTCCCCGGGCTGTCGGTGTCTGACGGTGAGATCACATTTAACGGGCAGAAATGGGACAACATGAGCGGATCGGAGCAGTTGAGAGCAGCGACCGCCATCGTGAGACGGCTTAATCCCGATTGTGGCTTTGTGCTTCTGGATAAACTCGAACAAATGGATTTAGTCACTCTGCAGGATTTCGGAGAATGGCTCATAAGTGAAAACCTGCAAGCCATAGCGACAAGAGTCAGCTCCGGTGATGAGTGTTCTATCATTATCGAAGACGGCTACTCTCGCCCGAACATTGCTGAAAAAGCATTACAAAAGACATGGAAGGAAGGAGAGTTTTAATCATGAAATTCGGAGTAACAGAAGGCGCTATATATACGCCTGTGAAATGCATCATCTACGGTCCCGAGGGCATCGGGAAAACCACGCTGGCAAGCAAATTCCCCGATCCCATCTTTATTGACACGGAAGAAAGTTCGAAGGGATATGGAATTCGCCGCATTACCCGCCCCGATGGCGGTGTGAATCCTACCAGTTGGACTATGCTTCTTGAAATGGTCGCCGCAGCCCGAGACGGAGCCGTTACAGCAAAGACGCTTGTTATCGACTCCCTCGATTGGGCTGAGACTCTTTGTATCAGCCATGTATGCAGCAAGTACAAGAAGGATGGTATCGAAGACTTCGGTTATGGCAAGGGCTACACATACGTCGAAGAAGAATTCGGGCGCCTGCTCAACACTCTTTCAGAAGTCATCGCCGCCGGGATCCATGTTGTGTGCACCGCACACGCAACAATGAAACGTATTGAGTTGCCGGAAGAAACCGGAGCTTATGATCATTGGGAAATGAAACTTGAGAAGAAGGACTCCGCGCTCGTGAAGGAGTGGGGCGACATGGTGTTGTTCTGCAATTACAAAACCATCGTTATTTCAGGCAACACCCCAATGGACAAAAATAAGGCGGTCGGAGGTAAACGCCTCATGCACGCAAATCATACGCCGTGGTGGGACGCAAAGAATCGGTTCAATCTTCCTGATGACTTGCCTATGGATTATGAGAGCATCGGGCACATTTTTACTCTTATCGAAGACGAGATCGACAAAGCCTCCCCTGTCCCCTCTGTTGTGAAAAATACAGAACCGGAAAAGACAACTCCGCCGGTAGAGGATGCCCAGTTCACGGAGATCACAAATGAGGACACCGACATCCCTGAGCAGTTCCCCGCTTCTCAGGCTGCCCCTCCGGGTATTCCCAAATCCTTGTGGGACATCATGACAGCGGAAAACGTGACAGAAGAACAGCTTCGCAAAGCTGTTGCAAAGAGAGGGTATTACCCGGAAGACACACCTATCAGCAATTACGATCCACAGTTTATAAGCGGCTGCCTTATTGCATGCTGGGATCAAGTAAAATCTTTAATCGACTAATACAAGGAGGATCTTAAAAATGGCAGATATCGAAAGAGAACTTGGCTGGGACGATGTTATAGAAAACGACGGCCCTCAGTATGAATTACTCCCCGAAGGAGAATACGATTTTGTCGTAACAGGGTTTGAACGCAAACGATATGCCGGCGGCGCGAAATTGCCGGCGTGCCCAATGGCTGAGCTGAAAATACTTGTCACAGCTCCTGACAACAAACAGACAATAGTAAATCACCGCCTTTACCTCCACACCAGAACGGAGGGGCTTGTGTGTGCATTCTTCACAGCTATCGGCGAACGCAAACACGGTGAAAAGCTCCGCATGAACTGGGCTCACGTAATCGACGGACGAGGGCGCTGCAAACTGGGGATCAGAGAAGGCACCGGCAAATACAAAGGGCAGCAGTACAATGAAATCAAACAGTTTCTTGCCCCTCCTGAGCAGGGCACAGTAAGCGGATGGAGGCCAGGTGCATTTTAATGGACCTGAGACCATACCAGACTGAGGCCGTCGGTCGCATTGAAGAAGAATGGAGCAATGGCATAAAAAACACGCTGCTCGTACTCCCCACCGGAACAGGGAAAACAGTTGTGTTTTGCAAGATCGCTGAGAATCAGGTGAAGAACGGCGGGCGGGTTCTTATACTCGCCCACCGGGGGGAGCTGCTTGAACAGGCGGCAGACAAGTTGTATAAGACAACGGGATTGTGCAGCTCCCTTGAAAAAGCAGAATCGTCGAGTTTAGATAGCTGGTTTAGAGTAACTGTAGGATCGGTTCAAACGCTCATGAGGGAAAGTCGCCTGTCTCAGTTTTCTCCCGATTGGTTCAGTTCTATAATCATCGACGAAGCCCATCACTGTCTTGCCGACAGTTATCAGAGAATACTAAACCATTTCAGCGGTGCGCATGTATTGGGCGTCACAGCCACCCCGGATCGTGGAGATATGCGTAATCTCGGCTCAGTTTTTGAGAGCCTCGCTTATGAGTACACACTTCCTCGCGCTATCAGAGAAGGCTATCTAAGCCCGATCAAGGCACAGACGATCCCGCTAAAGCTCGATCTTAGCGGCGTCGGTGTTCAGTCAGGCGATTTCAAAGCCGGCGATCTCGGGACTGCTCTCGACCCATATCTCATGCAAATCGCGCAGGAAATGGCCACGATCTGTGCAAACAGAAAAACCGTCGTGTTTCTCCCGCTGGTTAAAACATCACAGAAGTTCAGGGATATTCTGAACGCTATGGGATTCCGGGCGGCAGAGGTCAATGGCAACAGCGAAGACCGCACAGAAATCCTGCAGGCATTTGACGAAGGCAAATACAACGTCCTTTGCAATTCCATGTTGCTTACAGAGGGCTGGGATTGCCCGTCTGTTGACTGCGTTGTCGTGCTCAGACCTACAAAGATCCGCAGCCTATACGCACAAATGGTAGGTCGCGGGACTCGCCTATTCCCCGGCAAAAATGAGCTTCTGCTGTTAGACTTCTTATGGCATACCGAGCGCCATGAGCTGTGTCACCCCGCCTCGCTGATTTGCGAAAATGATGAGGTCGCAAAAAAAATGACTGAAAACATAGAATCGGCAGGCTGCCCGGTGGATATTGAGGAAGCCGAAAAGGAAGCTCAAAGTGATGTTGTGGCTCAGCGTGAAGAAGCTCTGGCTCAGCAGCTCGCCGAAATGCGAACAAGGAAAAGGAAACTCGTTGATCCGCTGCAGTTTGAGATGTCAATACAGGCCGAGGACCTTGCCGGGTATATCCCTTCATTTGGTTGGGAAATGAGCCCTCCTACGGAGAAGCAGCGACTCAGCCTGGAACGAATGGGTATATTCCCCGACGAAATCGAAAACGCAGGAAAAGCCAAGTTGTTACTTGACAGACTGGCAGCGCGGCGAAGCGAAGGACTGACCACTCCAAAGCAGATAAGGTTCCTTGAAAATAAAGGATTCGAACATGTGGGAACATGGGCATTTGAAGAAGCTCATCATCTTATAGACCGCATAGCAGCGAACAGGTGGAGAGTGCCACATGATATTAACCCTAAAACTTACACACCGCAGTACCAACAGTATTACGGCTTTCAATCATAAGGAGAGAATATGAACACTGATTATCAGTATGACATCACAGAGCTGTTAGACTATATCGATCCCGTTCCACTCTCATATCAGGATTGGGTCAATGTAGGCATGGCTCTGAAAGATGCCGGCTACCCATGTTCAATATGGGACGAATGGAGCCGCAGAGACGGCAGACGATACCACCCCGGCGAAACATTCATGAAATGGACGAGTTTTAACGGAGCTGCAGTACCTGTTACAGCAGGAACTATCGTTCAGATGGCAAAAGACGGTGGATGGCGCCCCGAACACAGTGGACACGAGCTCGACTGGGATGATGTGATCGGCAGCCATGATAAACATGTCATTGTTCATTCAGGATGGGTCGAAAGCGTTGACGTTAAGGAGCCTGACGACGCATGGGACCCCACAGGGCAATTAATAAGATACCTGGACACGTTATTCAACGATGACGAAAACGTCGGCTATGTGACCGAGGTTTGGTCAAAGGATGATCGACTCGTCCCCACAAGCGGCTCGTGGGACAGAACCGCAGGACAGCTTAAAGATGCCTTGCGTCGCTGCAAGGGGGATCTCGGGGCGGTCCTCGGTGACGCAAACCCCGAGGCAGGGGCTTGGATCCGTTTCAATCCCTTAGATGGTAAGGGCGCAAAAAACGACAATGTAACAGAATACAGATACGCATTGGTGGAGTCAGACGAGGTCGATATAGGCCAGCAGAACGCCATTCTGAGAGAGCTTGAGCTTCCCATTGCAGCGTTAGTCCATTCAGGGAAAAAGAGCTTGCACGCCATCGTGAGGATTGATGCCCCGGACTATACGGAGTATCGCAAGCGCGTTGAATATCTGTACGACGTCTGCAGCAAAAACGGACTCAAACCGGACAGACAGAACAAAAACCCGTCAAGGCTCTCCCGCATGCCCGGCGTCATAAGAAACGGCCATAAGCAATTCCTTATTGACACTAACATCGGGAAAACGAACTGGGCAGAATGGCGGGACTGGATAGAAGGTATAAATGACAACCTCCCCGATCCTGAGCCCCTGTCTTCTGTGTGGAACAATCTCCCGGCGTTATCGGCGCCGCTGATCGAAGGTGTTTTGCGACAGGGACACAAGATGCTCCTTGCCGGTCCATCGAAAGCAGGAAAATCATTCGCGTTAATCGGGATGGCTATCTCGATCGCAGAAGGTAAAAAGTGGCTGGGCTTCCAGTGCGCTCAGGGGCGTGTTTTATACGTTAACCTCGAACTGGATAGGGCAAGCTGTTTGCATCGCTTCAAGGACGTCTACGACGCCCTGAGTTGGAGGCCGGAACATATCGACAGTATCGACATCTGGAATTTGCGAGGGAACTCTATCCCAATGGATAAGCTGGCTCCCAAATTGATCCGCAGAGCCGCTAAAAAGAATTACCTTGCTATCATCATCGACCCTATATACAAAGTTCTTACCGGTGATGAAAACAGCGCAGATCAAATGGCGGCCTTCTGTAATCAGTTTGACAAAGTGTGCCATGAGCTGGGGGCAGCGGTGATCTACTGCCATCACCACAGCAAAGGCTATCAGGGCAGCAAACGCAGCATGGATCGCGCCTCCGGCTCCGGCGTATTCGCGAGAGACCCGGATGCACTTCTCGATATGGTACAGCTTGCCGTGGATGATGAAAGCAGTAAAACCGCATGGCGTATCGAAGGTACTTTGCGTGAGTTCGTGAAATTTGATCCTGTGAACGTGTGGTTTGATTACCCTGTGCATAAGGTAGATGACAAAGACGAATTGAAAAGCATACAAGCAGTCGGAGAGGAAGACCCAAAGCGTAAGGGATCAGAAGCTGCAAAAAAAGCAAATGAACAAAAGAGAATATCAAAAAATTTTGCTTTGTATTTAGCATATGAAAAACTTAGCACTCACGGTCCGGTTACGACGTCGCGATTATTCAAAGAACTGTGCAAAGATTCTTCATTGCAATTAGGATCAAAGAGGACGCTCCTAAACTGGATAGATGCTTGTCCAAGCCTTGAGCGCGATGACGACGGTATCGTTTGGAAGGTTGTAGATGATGATTCATAGAGGGGTGAAAAAACTGAAAAAAGCGGAGTTTTCACAGGGGTGTAAAAGTTGAAAATCCAGAGTTTTCACCCCGGGTGTAAAATCCTTGTTTTTAGGAGTTTTCACCCGTGTAAAATCCACTTTTTTCAGGGGGGTGTGAAAAACCCTTATAAGGAGTTTTCACAGGGGGTGTGAAAAAACCGGTATATAAATATATAGGGAAAAGGGTTTCACCCCCACCCTTTTCCCCGAACATTTATAAGCGCGCGAAGACGGAGGTGACGACGCTTGCAGACAACGACAGAATTTTTTATCCCAATGACGCCGCCGACGGTGACGGCTCAGGAGCAGAAAACAGGCATACGTAACGGGAAGCCGTTCAGGTATGATCCGCCGGAGCTTAAAGCGGCGAAACAGAAATTGACGGCGCACCTGTCCCGCTTCAAGCCTGACAAGCCGTACTGTGGCGGGATCCGGCTCGTAACAAAGTGGCTGTTCCCCAGAGGATCACATCGGGATGGTGAATACAGGACAACGAGACCAGACACGGACAATTTACAAAAAATGCTGAAGGACTGCATGACAAGAGTGGGCTTCTGGAAAGATGACGCTCAGGTATGCAGTGAGATCACAGAAAAGTTCTGGGCGGAGCTGCCCGGACTGTACGTAGCGATACAAGAGATTGGAGGTTCAGAATGAACGAGAACGAAATCTACAAAAAAGCACTTGATACTTACGGCGCGGATGCTCAGACGCTCATGGTCTTTGAAGAGATGTCAGAGCTGCAGAAAGCCCTCTGCAAGCACGCAAGGGGCGCGGCTAACCGCTTAGACATTGCGGAGGAAATCGCCGACGTGCAGATTGTGTTGGCTCAGATGATCATGCTGTATCACTGTGCCGACGAAATGGCTGAGTTTAAACGCTGTAAGCTTGAGCGGCTGGATCAGCGGATCAGAAAGGACGGTGCATCATGTCAATAGCGGTCAAATACCTCGACACACGCCGGGCGACCATCAGGATGCTCCGGGACTACCGCAATCAGCAGTGGAAAGCTGAGTATGGCAAAGAAAAGATCAAGGAGATACAGTCGAGTCTTGAGAGCATACCTGCTGTGGTCGGGAAAACTCCCGTCAGCGGCGGAGGCGGCAACCGTGCGGAGGAAACACTGATCGCCGGTCTCGACCGAAAGGCTCTTGCAGAAAAACAATACTGCGAAGCCGTAGAGTTCATGGAGCTTATGGAGGCCTGCCTGAGCCGTCTTAGCAAGTCCGAGCGCCACGTACTTGAGATGAGATATATCGACTACTTGGAGGGCAACGGAATCAAGCGTATCATGGACGAGTTGCACATAAGCCAAGCTGTAGCATATCGCCGATGTGATGAAGCATTGAACAGACTGCGGAATCTCTTGTATTGGCAAACGTGAGAAAAAAACGAGAAAACGAACTTGTGACATTATTGACGAAAGTGTAAACTGGGGATAGCTGAAATGAGGACGACACAGGCCGGGGAAACCAGTGTTTGTATTTTTTCTTCATAAAACCTCCTTTCTTGTTACTAAGGCGTGGCTTGCGTGGGCTGCGCCTTAGGCTTTTTATTATCTTTTTCAGGTGGTGAGATCATGGGCAGACCGAGAAAATTCAAAAGCGTAAAGCAGATGGAAGAAGCATGGGAGGCATACAAAGCCGACTGTGATAATCAGTTAGTACTTACTCATGATTTCAGCTCAAGAAATTCGGAGTTTGTGAGCGAGAAACTGAAAAAACGTGTCACGTATACCGTCGAAGGTTTTTGCGTGTTTGTTGGCATTTCTCGAGCCCAATTCTATGAAACGTATGCCGATAAAAAGCCGTATGCGGACATCGTTACGCGCATGAGGGAAGAATGTGAGTTTGACGCCCGTCGCAAATTCGAGACCGGCGAGATCCCGCCTCAGCTTGCGGGGCTTTGGATGAGTAAGCATGGTTATTCGACAAAGACGGATGCTACAAACGAGGTGACGCTCAACGAAGCGAAGAAGATACTGGACGGTGTAGACAGTGCCATTTAGTGAGATGCAGCGTGAGTATCTGCAGAACGCTACTCATCGTTGGAACGTAAAGGTCGGAGCGACAGGCAGCGGAAAGACGTATCTTGACTATGCGTTTGTGATACCGAAACGGATCATGAATTGCACGGGAGCGGGGCTGATCGTCCTGATCGGCAACACGAAGAACACTATCGAGCGGAACGTGCTTGATCCAATGCGACAGATTTGGTCTGACAAGCTCGTCGGTACTATCCGCAGCAATGACAACACGGTGACGCTCTTTGGTAAGCGCTGCTATGTCATGGGCGCGGATAAGGTAAACCAGGTGGCGAGGATCCAGGGCGCGACCATCGAGTATTGCTATGGCGACGAGGTCACAACGTGGAACAAAGAAGTCTTTGAGATGCTGAAATCCCGTCTCAGGACGGAAAACAGCGTGTTCGACGGTACGTGCAACCCGGCGACTCCGACACACTGGTTTAAGACGTTCATTGACTCGGACGCTGATGTTTATACGCAATCTTACACCATTGACGACAATCCATTTCTGACGAAATATGTTATCGATGAGCTCAAGAAGGAATATGCCGGAACGGTATATTACGACCGATACATTCTTGGGCATTGGAAGGCCGCCGAGGGTGTTATCTATCGACAATTCGCGGATGATCCGGGACGGTACAAGGTCGAACTAACGCCGGAGTACATGCGTGATATGACGTTTATCACGGTCGGCATTGACTTTGGTGGGAATAAGTCAAAAACGAAATTCGTCGCGACGGCGATTCACCGGAATTTTTCAAAACTCACGGTTATCGCTGATTATGCGATTACCGGCGGCAAGGGTGATATTGACGCTGACATTCTCAACTCCGAGTTGGTTGGATTTATCCAGCGCCTGAAAAAGCGATTCCCTTCGCTGCCGATAAAGTTTATCTGGGCTGACAGCGCGGAGCAATATCTCATCACCGGACTTCATAAAGCGGTCCGGTTTAATTTCGGTGCCGGGGTCGAAGTTGGCGACAGCGCGAAGCGCCCTATCAAGGAACGCATAATCGCAACAAACACGCTTTTTAACACAGGCAGGCTGTTTATCTCTGAGGACTGCAAAGTCCTTGAAAAGGGGCTGAGCGAGGCGGTGTGGGACAGCAAGACGCCTGACACAAGGCTCGACGACTTTACGAGCGATATTGATATTCTTGACGCATTTGAGTATTCATGGGAGCGGTTTATTCCCAAGATGATAAGGGTGAGCAAATGGACATAAGCGCAGTTGTAAAAAAACTTAATTCTGAGCTGGGTATGACGATCCCCACAAGCTATTACGGCGAAATACGGAAGTGGTCGAAGTGGTGGCAGGGAAAAACGAGCTTTCACGCCCGCACCGAGGCACTGGCAAACGGTACGCGCCGGAGATCGCAGATATATTCTCTCGGTATGGCGAAGAAGATTTGCGAGGATTGGGCGAGCGTGCTCCTCAACGAAAAAACACACATCAGCGTAAGTGATGACAGCTCAACCAAGTGGCTACAGGGCGACAACGAGACCGGGGGCGTGTTTGCGGATATAAGCTTCTGGACGGAGGCAAACGCGCTGGTCGAAAAGGCTTTTTACAGCGGCACGGGGGCGTTTGTACTCAAGGTTGACGGTATGGGTGTCACTGAGGACGGCTCAGTTGCAGAGAGCTCAGACGCGCGGATTCGCATGGAGTATTTGCCCGCTGAAAACATTATCCCGATCACCGTCCGATACAACCAGGTCACAGAGTGTGCGTTTGCATCAGACGTATCGGTCCGCGGGCGTGATTTTGTGTACGTCGAAACGCACATGATCGAGGACGGCCTGTACGTCATCCGCAACCGGTACTACGAGTACACAAACGGTGTGCTGCATGACGCTCCGTTGCCCGAGGGTGTTGCGGCGGTGGTAAACACCGGCTCCCCTATCCCGTTTTTCGCCATAATCAAGCCGAACAGCGTCAACTCCATCAAGAGCAACCGGGGACTCGGATGCGCTGTGTTTGCAAACGCCATCGACAACCTGAAAGGTGTTGACCTGGCATATAACAACTTCAACCAGGACTTTTATCTTGGCGGCAAAAAGGTGTTTTATGACCGCTCCCTCGGTGAGTCAACGGTAAACGCTGATGGAAGCATAACCACTCTCGCACCGGATGAAGTGCAACAGCGCCTGTTCTGGCAGCTCGGTGACAACATCCTTGCCGATGGCAAACAGCCGATATATGAATTTAATCCAAGCCTACGAGTCGAAGAGAATGTAAATGGCATACAGGCGCAGCTTGATTACCTATCTTTCAAGTGTGGCCTCGGCACCCGCTATTACAAATTCGACACGAATACCGGATCGATTACGGCGACACAGTACACAGGTGAGAAGCAGGAGCTCAAGCAAAATGCGGCAAAGCACATGATCGTCATCGAAAAGGCTCTTATCGACATTGTTCATGCAATGCTGTGGATCGGAAGGAACATCATCGGCGCACCGGTGGATGAAACCGCAGAGATCAAGGTCGAATTCAGCGACGGCTATATCATCAGCGATGAGGAACGGCGAGCAAGGGACCTGCAAGAGTTTGATCGCGGACTGCTGCAAGGTTGGGAGTTCCGCAAAACATGGCGTAATGAAGACGAGGCGACGGCAAAAGCAATGTTCCAAAAGCCGACGTTGTTTGGTGATAAATAATGCTTAATCCCGATTATCTGGAGCACATCACCGATGAGCTGATGCGCGATCACATCGAAAAGGCCGTTGATGACATAATCACCGACGCTGCCCGGAGGATAGCGAAAACCGGGACGATCACGGAGACCGCAAGCTGGCAGGTGCAAAAACTTGAGCAGTTGGGCGCGTATCATGATTACGTGCTTGAAAAGCTGTCAAAGGCTGTGAATATGTCACAGGATGATCTTCTCAAGCTATTCAACGACGTAACTGTTGAAACGATCAGAGAGGACGACAAAATATATCGAGCCGCCGGGTATGATCCTGTACCGCTGAAAGATAATTCTTTCATGCAAAGGCTCATATGGTCGTCCGTAGAACGAACAAACGGAACCCTTGAGAACTTGACCCGGACAACGGCAAATACGGCGACGCGGCAATTCGAACGCATTCTGGATCAGGCTCATTTCCGCCTGGCAAGCGGTGCATTCAGTTTTCAGGACGTTGTCCGCTGGGGTATAAAGGATCTTGCAAAGAACGGGATCGCATCAATCGAATATCCCAGCGGTCACGTTGATTATACCGAAGTCGCATTTCGTAGGGCGACGCTGACGGGGCTCAACCAGGCGGGGCTTGCCGTGCAGGAACGCCGCGCCGAGGAGATGGGCTGCGATTATGTGGAAACCACGGCACATGCCGGAGCGAGACCGTCACACGCTGTTTGGCAAGGTCGTGTATTCAAACTTCACGGATCAGAACCGGATTATCCGAACTTTTACGACGAGACCGGTTATGGTACAGGAGAGGGATTAGGAGGATGGAATTGTCGTCACGGGTTTTATCCGTTCTTCCCCGGTCTTTCCGAGCTGGCCAACACAAAGGAATATCTGGACGAGCTGAACAACGCCACGGTTACATACAATGGCAAAAAGATGAGCATGTACGACGCCACGCAGGAACAGCGTCGCATAGAGCGAAACATCCGCAGATGGAAGCGCGAATACAAGGCGCTGTCGGAAAACGGGCAGGACGCAACCGAGGCGGCGGTGAAGCTCAGGTCATGGCGTGAGCGGGAGACCGACTTCCTCAAACAGACCGAATTACCACGTCAGGGCAGCCGTGAGCAGGTCTTTGGTTTTGGTAGAAGCGAGTCGGCAAGTGCGACATGGGCGGCGAAAAAAGCAATAGCTGATTCAAGTGGAAATTCATAGAATTTACCACTTTTTTCATACTCATTTTTGACCGGGTCGAAGTCGTAAAACTACGACACCGCGTGAGAGCGACCTCGTACAAAAGCGTAGCGGAGAAAGGACACTATGAAACGCGAATTTCTCGAGAAAATCAATTTAGAGGGCGGCGCAAAGCTGCCGAAGGAAGTAATCGACCAGATCATGGGCGAAAACGGCAAAGACATCGAGGCAGCAAAGGCCACGATCACGGCTGAGCGGGACAACCTCAAGGATCAGCTCAATACCGTTCAGCAGTCTCTCAAGCAGTTTGAGGGTGTGGACGTGAAAGAACTGCAGGGTAAAATCACGACCTTACAGAACGATCTGCAGCAGAAAGATACCGAGTATCAGACGAAGATCGCCGATCTGGGCTTCTCGGCAATGCTGACAGAAGCTATCTCAGCTGCAAAGGGAAAGAGCTCAAAGGCGATCACCGCAATGCTGGACACTGACAGCCTCAAGGCAAGCAAAAACCAGCGTGAGGACATAACCGCAGCTCTTGACAAGCTCAAGGAGTCAGACCCGTATCTTTTCGGCAGCGGGGAAACAAAATCCGTCGCAAAGGTCTCCACAGGCGGTGCGCACAATGGAGACGGAGGCGCTTCCGAAAGCGTCAATACACAAATGAACGACATCATACGAGGCGCAGTAAGGCCGGAATAAGCCGGGCTTTATTTATGCGCCGAAAGGAGTAATCAAAAATGGCAAACGAAAAAATGATCCAGAGATCCAACGCGGCAGCCCTCATCCCTGAGGCGGTGTCCCGCGAGATCATCAATGGCGTCCGCAAGCAGTCCGTAGCAATGAGACTGATGCGCAGACTCCCTAACATGACTACAAGCACAGCGCGGCAGCCGGTTCTTTCCCTGCTCCCCACCGCTGACTTCGTAAACGGCGATGCCGGCATGAAGGTCACTACAAATGCGGCATGGGACAAGAAGATCATGACTGTCGGCGAGATCGCCGCTATCATCCCCGTCCCTCAGTCCGTTATCGACGATGCGGACTACGACATCTGGGGCGAGGTCAGACCGCTTCTGGAGGAGGCTTTCGGGCGTGTATTTGACCGTCAGGTTTTCTCTGAGCGTAATGCAAAGGCCCCGACCGAGTGGCCTGACCCCATCATACCCGCAGCTATCGCGGCAGGGAATACCGTCCAGCTCGGTACAGGTAAGGACGCGGCAGAGGATATCAGCAACCTCTACAGCGTCCTTGAAGATGGCGGCTATGAAGTGACCGCCCTTGCGGCCCAGAGATCCCTCAAGGGTACGCTCAGAAACATGCGCGACGATACCGGCCAGCCCCTGTATCAGCAGCTTACTGCAGATCAGCCCGGTGTCCTTTATTCCGTTCCCACCGACTTCGTAGCTCCGGGCACATGGGATAAGACTCAGGCCCTCGCAATCGCCGGTGAGTGGAACGACGCTGTCTACGCTGTACGTCAGGATATGACATTCCAGATCTTCGATACCGGCGTTATCTCCGACGAGGACGGCAAGGTCATTTACAACCTCCTGCAGCAGGATATGGTCGCTATGCGCGCTGTAATGCGCCTCGCATGGCAGGTGGCGAATCCCATCGACATCGACAGGCCTAATGGCGAGGGCTTCCCGTTTGCGGTGCTGACTCCGGGCGCATAAGGAGCTGTGACCGATGAGCATTGTACCGGACCACGACTACTACACGGAACATGGCGGTAAGCTCTCAAATGAAGAGTTTGCCGCCTTAGTGCGTGACGCGGAGTACACTGTAAGCTTTCTTACGCTGGGACGGAGTGAAGACCCGCCCGAGAGCATGATCACACGGGTAAAGGACTGCATCTGTGCCGTGGTCGATGCAATGCACGGGTACAGGCAGACCGACAACCTGCTCCCCGCTGGTGTGGCGAGCATAAACAATGACGGCTACAGTGTGACGCGAAACGTCGACGGGATCCAGAGCGATAACGCAGAGTTCCGTGACTACATCGCCATCTGCAAAAAGTATCTGACCATCCCCTACAACCTTATGTACATGGGGGTGTGCTGATGCTTGGCTTTGACGAGACAATTACGGTGTACAACGCCGTGTATGACGTGGACGCGGATCATGACGTGTATCACAAAACGGTGATCGCCGGCTGCAGCTGGCACACTCAGCACATCACAGGGCACGACGGCACATCCTTCCACCGTGAGAATGTGCATAAAATCCGAATACCCGAAACGGCGGTGTGTGCGAAATCGTATACGCCGCCGGTTGAGTTTACCGATCCCGCGACACAGTATACGCTCAGAAACGGCGATATCATCGTTAAGGGCTCCGGTATGGACATCGCACGGCCCGATGAGCTGGAAGGCGTGTACAATGACCGCTGCAATATCGCAGCAGTGCATGACAACCGCCGTGTAGGGCTCAAACACATCTACGTGGAGGGCAAATAATATGGCGGACAGAATCGTTATCACCACTCCAAAAGGCTCGGTAGTGACATACAAAACGGCAAATGGCAAGATCAGCGCAAGGATAGACTGGAATCCCGATTTCGGGAGCAACAGGACAAGACGATTCCGACAGGGTCAGGTCATGTTCGACACCGAGGTCATGCGACTGATGGAGCCGTATATGCAGCTGGTCACCGGCGCGATGATCGCGTCAATGCGGCTGTCCTCCACGCCCGGCACCGGTGAGGTTATCGTAAACACGCCGTATGCGCGACGGGTTTATTACTCCCGATCCTCTGTCGGACGGCCCACGGGACCGTTACGCGGGCCGTACTACTTCCACAGGATGAAAGCCAACAACCGCGAGCATCTGAGAAGATTTTCCGCGTCCGCGTTAGGAGCGAAATAACATGAGCTTATCACAGGCGATCTATGACTATATCAGACAATGTCCGCTGATTGACAGAAAAATACGAGTACGTTTCAATCATCTTGGCAACACCCCGCAGGAGTTCTCTATCGACGAAGTCCCGGGAGATGTGGTCGTCAAACAGTACATCGGCTCATCTATACGTCAGAAGACGTTTAACCTGACGAGCCGGGAAACGTACTCGCAGGATCAGCGGATCAACATCGAGAAAAGCGACTTTTATGAGAGCTTTTCCAACTGGATTGAGACACAAAGCAGGCTAAGAAACCTGCCGATACTCGATGAACCGAACACAGCGCACAGTATAACCTGCCTGACCCCCGGGTATCTGTATACCGCAACGGAGGACACGGCACAGTACCAGATACAGCTTCGGCTTACGTATCACCATGAAGGAGAACGATAAAAATGACACTTAGTGAACTTATGAGCGGCAGAAACATCAATGCAGACTTCAAGGGTCAGATCACCTCTGATGATATGGTTCTTGCCGTAAACCTTAACAATGCGGAAAGCGTCGGCGGCTACATCGTGGCTCAGCCTTTCATTTCTGAGCACTCCGGCACTATCGAGTCCGAGTCTACCGACAGCCAGTACATTCGCACCGGCAAGACTACGACCAGGACCGGCGCGATAAGGAACATCAACGTAAACGGCGACCGCTATGCCGGTGATCCGTTCCAGGACGGCCTTCTCGCCCACGGTATCAAGTACGGCAAGGGCTCTGACGTCGTAAAGGACTACGTCTACTTCGCCATCCAGAACGGCAAAGGCGAAAAGGGACAGGTCACTATCGACGTTTCCGAAGATGCTGCAGGCGCGGCGGGCGAAAACGCTTCCTTTACCGCTACACTGACATCTGTCGGCACACCGGCAGAGTGGACATATTCCGCAGGCTAAACATTTATCCCGCCTCTTAATCGGGGCGGGAGTCTTCTTTGAAGGAGGAAAACATGATCATTAACGGCGTAAAGGTCGAATTCGACTTCACTTCCCCTGTCGATATAGCGAGATACAAGCAGGCAGCGGAAATCAAGGCTGAAAAGGCGGCAAATATCCCGGAGCCCACCGTCCCTATTGACGATCCGGCTTTTCTGGATGAGTACATCGAAATGCTCAATCAGTCGCTGAAAATATACGGTGATTTCATCGATGAGGTCTTCGGTGACGGAATCGCAAATCAGCTCCTCGGCGATAATCCGAGTCTCACAAAGATACTCGAAACTGATGACGCCATTGAAAAGGCAATGGAACAGCAGGGCAAGTCACTTGGTGAGGCAATGCGGAAGTATACGCCCAACAGAGCGACAAGGCGTAAAAAGGACAAATGAGTATTTTGCAGTTTACCGGACTTCCTGAGGAATACGACGGTTATGAACTGTCAACTGATTTCCGCAACATGATCAACGTGGAAATGCTGATGCACGACGAGTCGCTGAATACGTTCAGGCGCAACCTTATGATGCTGCAGCAGCTTTACCCCGTTATCCCCGAAGACGCCGATAAAGCGATTGGGGGGCTTTTGTGGTTCTTCTCGCGGGGCGAAAACGAAGGCGACGGAGGCGGCGCACAGAGCAGCAAGAAGCCGAAGCGCAGCTATGACTTTGAACAGGACGCGGATCACATATATGCGTCCTTCTGTGCAGCATACGGCATCAGGCTCACCGAGATCGAGTACATGCATTGGTGGGAATTTCTCGCTTTGTTTCACGGGCTCCCGGAAGACACTCCCATGAGACGGATCATGTATTATCGGACGGTGGATGTGAGTAAGGTGTCAAAAAGCGAAAAGAAGCATGTTCTTGAGATGAAAAAGCTCTTTGCCCTGAAAAGCCGAAAGGCGAAAGAGCTTGAGCATATGACCATAGAGGAGCTTAACCGCAAAACTATGGAGTATTACGACGAGCGTATAAAAAGGGGACTGTGACCGATGGGTTATGACGGCAGCATAAAATTTGATACGGGCATGGACTTCAACGGCTTCCAGAAGGACGCAAACAAGTTCACTGGCATAGTAAAGGGCTTGGGAGTATTCGAGATACTGAAAAAAGGCTTTAATGCTGTGGCAAGCTCCATCGACGGTGCTGTTGCCCGGTATGACACATTGAACAAGTTCCCGAAGATCCTCGAGCAGATGGGCTATTCGGCAACTCAGGCGAGCGCAGCCACACAGAAACTGTCTGACGGCGTTCAGGGACTGCCTACCACTCTGGATGACATCGTTTCAAACACACAGCAGCTTGTTTCTGTGACGGGGGATCTGGATAAATCCACAAATCTCGCGCTGGCGCTGAATGACGCTTTTCTGGCAAGCGGATCAAGCTCACAGGACGCGGCAAGAGGTACGACACAGTATATCCAGATGCTCTCTAAGGGTAAAGTGGACATGCAGTCATGGATGACGTTACAGGAAACCATGACTTACGGTCTTGACACCGTAGCTAAATCCTTTGGCTTTGCCGGGAGCTCGGCGCGTACAGACTTCTACGAGGCTCTGAAAAGCGGGGAGATCACATTCGACCAGTTCAGCGACCGTCTCATAGAGCTTGACTCCGGTGTGGGCGGCTTTGCGGAAATGGCTAAGACCTCCACGGGAGGCATAGCCACGGCATTTACAAACATGAAGACGGCCATTGTCAGGGGCACAACCAGCATTATCACGTCCATCGACAAGGGGCTGTCCAAGACGAAGTTCAAGAGCATCGAGAACATGGTCACCCAGACCGGAAAGACGGCCAATAAGTGGCTGACGAAGGTCGCTGACCTGATGGAGCCCATTGCGGCGAATTTGGAAACGATAATCCCCCTCGTCGTTGGCTTTACCGCAGCGGTAACGGCGTGGAAGGTCGTTGCGGCGGTCGGAGCATGGTTTAACACGGCTGCCCTGCAGGTCAATCTTTATTCTATGTCTGTCGGCGGCGCGATTACAGCGGACGCACTTCACACGTCGGGACTGGCGGCAAAAGAAATCATCGTGGGCGTGCTTACCGGCAAAATAGCGCTTGCTACTGCAGCTCAGGAGCTGTGGAACAGGGCAATTAATGCAAACCCTATTGGTTTGGCGGTCGCCGGTATTATTGCAGCAACTGCGGCAACAGTGGCCCTTGTCAATGCTTTTGACAAAGCAAATCCGGCAGCACAGGAGGCGGCGTCGGCAATCAAAGATACAAAAGCGGCGACAGAAGAGTTAAAAGACGCGATGGACACGGCGCAAAGCAGTACTGAAGAAATGCGCGAAGGGGCAAAGGCGAATGCTGATGCTATACGTCGACAGACAGAGAATGTATATAACGCCATTGACGCATATAAAAATCAGGCAGGAGCTATTGAAGATGTCGAAGCATATATACAGTTATTGTCAAAGGCTTGCGGCGGGCTTGAAATCACTTTTGATGAGACAAACGGCACGTTGTCTATTACGCGGGAAGAATTAAACGAGTTGGCTAACGCAGCCGAAGATGCCCAAGATGTTGAAGTGCTGCAAAAAAATGTTGAAGACCTCCAAAAAGCATTATCTGATAACGAACCTCAAATAAGAGCAAACGAAAAGGCGCTGAAGAACTTAGATGAACAGTTCAAAATCGGCGCAATTACAGAAGAATACTACACCGCCGAAACCGAGAAGTTACGTACAAAAAACGAGGATTTGGCAAACACCATATCCGAGACAAAAGCTGCTCTGACAGAGGCCGAGGCACAGTATCGTGATGCTTATAAAGAGTCTGTTACGGAAATCAATACTCTCACAAATGAGGAAATAGCGACTATTCAGGAATACGCTCTTGAACACGGCCTCTCCACTGACGCGATAATCGCCGACATGGAGCGGCAGGGCATCACCTTTGACCAGTACAAGGCGAATTTTGAAGACTTGCAGGCGTCCGTTGAAGAACGGACGGATAACATCACCAACAGCTTCAAGAAGATACCTACCGAGTTCGATATGAGCGCTCAGGAGATGCTTGAAAACCTGCAGTCCAATAAGGAGACATATGCCAAGTGGGAGGCCAACATGGAGGAGATCACCCGTCTTCTCGGCCCCACAGCGGCGGCGGAATTCGGCAAGCTGGGCCCCGAGGCAAACAGCGCGATGGAGGAGATCCTGCAGAGTCCCGAGCTTTTGGAGCAGTACCGTGAGACTCTGGGTGTAAAGATCGATGAGGCCACGGGGACGGCAATCGAAAACTGGAACGATCCGAGCTTCATCGGCGCATCCAGCGACGCACTGACCGAGGGCGCTGTTCAGGTGCAGGCTAACACCGCTCTCCCCGATGCGATCGCTGAAAAGGTAGGGGAATCCGCAGAGGCGGCAAACGCTGCAGTCGAGGCAGCGGACTTCTCAAGCATCGGCACGACAATAAACGACGCTATGGTGACGAGCGTGACCAAAATGGGTCCTCAGGCAAAAACGGCGATGATAAAGGCTATGCAAGGTATAGCCCAGGCTATCACGTCCTCCGGTCCCAGTATCCAGTCGGCAGTACTGACAATCACCCGAAACATGATCAAGACTCTCGAAACCTATAAAACGGATTCGACGCGCTCCATAAAGGCCGCCATGACCGCCTTTGTAAGCGCCATCAGCGGAACGAGGGCGTCGGCAGCATCGGCGGCGGGCTCCGTTACAAAGGGAGCCATAAGCGCCATCGACTCACAGAAAAGTTCCGCATACAGCGCCGGGTACAATGTCGGCAGCTATACGGGCAGCGGAATGTTAGCAGGCTTGGCAGCGCGGGAGTCCTCGATCATCTCAAAGGCTCGGTCTATTGCCAACCGGGTAACGGCAACGATGAAAAATGCCCTCAAAATCAACTCTCCATCTAAAGAGTCGCAATGGCTTTTCGAGATGTATATCCAGGGAGGCGTGGTCGGTCTTGAAAAGAACGAAGATAAACTATACAGGACTATCGATGACATTGCCGATGAGACACTTAAACGCATGGCGCGGATCTCCGACGCTATGGATGAGACCTTCAACCGAAAGATGCAGGTCGCCATTGACGCACAGCAGGCAAAGGCCACTATCAGTGCACAAACCGGAGCTTTTGCGGCAGTCGGAGACGGCGCAGGTAAAAAGGTAATAAACAATTACAGAATGAACAATGTATACAATTCCCCAACGGCGCTGAGTTGGCGGGATATGAAGTTGGCGCAGGAGACACAGAGCCAACAGTTTGCATTACTCGGAGGCTGATATGTTCCGATTTTACTTCACAGACATAAACGGAGAAAATGAATTCGAACTCGATTACGTCATTGATGTAGTCGGTTTGGGTATAGCCCCCTCAGAGATCACACATGTTAATCGCGGGTACAGAGCGGACGGGACGGTGGTAACGAATATTCGTTATTCTCCCCGTCCGTTTACCGTTCAGTTTAACATTCACGATCCAAACGCAGTCACTCAAATGCGGGAGCTCGGGAAATACTTTGCAAACAATATCGCTCGGTCCTTCTGGGTACAAAATGACAGTGAGGAACCAAAATGTTTGACACCGGTATATCTCAATGATGCCGTCGATTTTGACGTTACGGAAAGCCCATTGAAGCCTATGCTCATGTCATTTGTGGCGCCTGATCCGTGGTTTAAAAAGTTTATTCCCTTCACATCAGAAGGCTTTGAGGAGCCGTTGCTTGAATTTGATCTTTTCATTCCGGCGGAAGGCGTTGAGTTTTCCGCTACATCTGCCCAGAGGTCGAAGATCAACAACGGCGACAAGTGGGCTGACGCGATCATCCGTTTCATAGGCGGCGCCGATAACCCGTATGTTTCAAACACAACCACGGGGGAGAGGCTGGTGGTAGAGAGGACAATCCCTGAAACGTCTACACTTGAAATCAACTCCGCAACCGGGCGGGTTGACATTATAGATTACGACGGCACGCGCCACAATGCTTTTAACTACATCGGTGATGATGACGATCTCATTCACCTGGCACAGGGAAACAATGAGATCACCTTCGGTGCGGGCAGCACCGAAGGATATATGGAGGTGAGCGCCATTGAATACTATGCGACTGTATGACCGGGACTTCAATCATCTGTATTCTTTCAGTGAGTTCAGTCAGTTACAAGCGGTGCTCAAGTATTACGGCAAAAGCAATCTTGCCGTGGCTGTCGATGAGGACTCAAACGCCGCGCATTTTCTGCAGGTGGATAATTACATTAATTTTTTCCACAACAGTAAGAGTTACCCTTTCATAATCAAGCGTGCGGTCCTGAATAACGGCGTCGTGACCGTGCAGGCGGTCTCTCCTCACGAGCTTTTTGAACGGAGGATAACGATACCCCCGGACGGTGCATACGCTGTGACGGGCTCTGGGGCCCCCGACAAGGTTGTCAAGGACTTCATCCGAGCGTGCACAAACGGCATCAGGGCGCTGCCTTTTCAGCTTGAAGCCGATAAGCCGGGTACGGCCATCACCGAGACAAGCCGCCTCAAGAACTTGGGCGACGAAGTGAGCCGGATATGTGAGGCTTACGGCATCGGTGAGTCCTTCACTCTGGACAGCGCGAATAAATGCATCGTCTTTGATACATACGCCGGTGCTGACAGAACTCGGGGGAACATCGAGGACAATCCGCCCTGCGAGTTTGCCGAGAAGTACCATAATCTAATAGATTACGGCTATGATTACGATACGTCGGAGATACTTACTACGCCGGTTGTCGCCGGCGGCGGCGAGGGCGAAGATCGTGAATTTCTGATCGTAGGCGAGAGCGCCGAAGGGCTTGACCGCTATGAAGCATTGGTCGATGCCCGTGATGTAGCTGTCGGCAATACCGATCTGCTCCGAGAACGCGGAACGGCGAAAATAAAAGCCGCCTCAGAGGCGGTAACTACAACAGAAAACCAGAGTGGAAACCTTGTTTTCGGTGTGGATTATGACCTCGGGGATCTTATCACCGTCCGTTTTGATATACCTCAGTATCGGCTTAACGGAGAGTATTTCGATATGGTAAAGCAGAAATTGAGGATAAATCAGCGAGTATCTGAGGTGACGATCTCCATAGAGGGCGGCGCTCACAACATCGACATAAAATACGGCGATATAATCCTGAGCAAGTCTGAGATCGTGCGCCGAGACGTGGAACAACTCAAGTCCAGCTATTAGGAGGCAACACATGAGCATAACATCATTTCCGTTTACATCGATAAACGGCGACAGGAAAGTAACGGCGTCGAATTTTCGGCAGTACTGGGCGGCATTCGCATCAAACGGTATCATGAGGCGCTACCTCAATGAATGTGCCTGCAGTAAAAACGGTATGAATATCATCATCGGTACTGGAGCAGTGAACATTCAGGGCGCCCTTGCAATCATCGACGCGTCTGAGCGTGTAGCGGTGGTTTCAATTTCTACTGCAAGATATGCGACGGTAGTCCTGGAATTTAACGACAACAGCGCATACCGCCGCATCACCCCACAGGTCGTATATGGCACTTCAACCGCGGCGGCGTTACTCACACAGAATGACACCGTCTACCAATTCCCGCTGTGCACATTCCTTGTTCCGGCAGGTGCCACAACGCTTGCCTCGGTAAATCTCATCGACAACCGTGAATACGCTATTGTGAGAACAGGCGAAACGGAGGGTATCGGCGGCGAAAAAATCGTAAAGTCAATATCCTGTCTGAGAACTACGGCCAGCGGCAATCTCTGGGGCGACCTGAATGGTGACGGAATCGTTAATAACCAGGACCTGATCTTACTTTCCCGGTATATGCAAGACAGCAGCATTCAGATCCTTTTCGATACGGCCGATTTAGATGGGGACGGTGTCATTAGCTCTGATGACTACGCCCTCCTTCAATGGCTGCACGGGAGAATCAGCAATAGCAATCGCCAGGTTATCGCAAAGACTGTGATTTACTATGAGGACGGGACAAACGAGTTTTACTACGGACTTGTAGACAAGATCCCGGAAAATACCGGTGGAAGTGTCTCCGGTGGCTCCGGTGAGGCTGGCGTCGGCATATATGGCATCACCTTCAAGGAAACCGACTCAAACGGCAATAACGTGTACACGATCACGCTGACAGACGGGCGCACCTACGACATAGTAGCGCCGAAAGGCGATCCGGGATCGGGCGGGGATGGCTCCGGTACACCGGGCGAAGACGGCGGCTACTATACCCCGTCCGTCGATGCAAACGGCAATCTGACATGGACGGCCAGCAAAAGCGGAATGGCCTCTGTATCCTCTGCAAACATCAAGGGCGCAAAGGGCGACAAAGGCGACACGGGAAATGCGGGCGCTGACGGAGCTGCCGGAAACGTCTGGATCATGGGAACAGCTATCACCGGGACAAACACCAGTGGCGTCGTTTTCTCAGGGTCCGGCATAGGCAATGCAAACGTCGGCGACATCTATCTTAATACACAGACGTATAGCATCTATCGCTGTGTGACCGCAGGTGCTCCCTCGGTAGCTGAATGGGCTTACAGGGGGAATATTAAAGGTGCGCCGGGTGAAGCCGGAGAAAATGGCACAGATGGTCACGACGGTACGGACGGCGTCAATGGGAATCGGTGGTTTGCGAGTACCGCAATCACCGGCACAAACACCAACAATGTGACGTTCCCCTCGTCTGGCATTTCAAGCGCAAATGAGGGGGATATAGCGCTTAATCCTGACACGTACAGCATCTATCGCTGCGGCTTTGCCGGTGACGCATCAAGAGCAGGATGGGCGTATCTTGGAAACATCCGAGGCTTACCCGGCGCGGATGGCAGCAAATGGGGATTAGGCACGACAATAAACCATACGGGGAACCTCAGCGTCGAATACCCAAGCATAACAGCCGCAAATGCCGGCGATTTTTACCTGAATAATCAGACGTATGACGTCTACTACTGTGTGGGCGACTATCAGTGGGTGCTTGTCGGCAATATCAAGGGCACGGGCAAGACAAAGACCAAAATTCAGTGTGTGACGCATACTCCATCGGGGCACTGGTTTGGAGACGTAAACGGCGACGGCGAGATCACAAACGCCGATCTGATTATGCTCCAGCGGTATGTCGATGGAGAGGTCGCTGCGCTTGACGATATGGCGGCAGCCGACATCAACTTTGACGGGGACGTAGATCAGGACGATGCCGACTTGCTTTTCAGTGAGCTCTCTCGCGGACTTGGTATAAAGTATGTGTTTGCAAAGTTCATCATCACGTATGAGGATGGTACGACGGAAACCGTTCCCGGCACGGTTGATCTGAACAATAACGATGCACATATCAATGAGCTGATTGCAAGCTATGTTGATAACCTTGACGCGAGAGGGGTGAGCTACTGATGACAATGAAGTTATACAGCGATACCGATATTCAAGCCATAGCAGATGCCATTCGTATTAAGAACGGCAGCAGCAATACCTACACCGTTGCTCAGATGGCGGCGGCAATAGAGGCGTTGGGGGATTTGTCGGAGCTGGGTATCAACCCCTCATACTTTTTAGCAGAAACAGCCGATACAATAAATAAACTGGCTCAGCTCAGATCAGCAAACACATTATTTATCGCCTGGATCACAGACAGCCACATATACACATCCAGTAATAATCAGCAGTATTTTGACGCGCAAGCAGCAGCCATGAACGCGGTATGTAAGGCGGTACCTCCCAACCTTGTCGTACATGGAGGCGATATGACAAACGGTTCCGAAGCGAAAGCCACAACATTGGCATTGTCAAATCATGTTGTTAAATCCATGCGGGAGATCGGCGGCGATAATACGCTGATCCTAATTGGTAATCACGACGGTAATACTGTACAGTCAGACTCGTCCACAAATGAAACACGGCGTATTACAGAGTCAGAAATGAAATCCTTGTATCACAGCTGGGATGACGGATTTACATATGCGGGCGATAATTATCAGGGGGGACAGTTTTATGGGTATAGAGATTATCAAAGTCTCGGATTGAGAGTCATCCGGCTGCACAGCTACATTGAGAATATCGGTGTAGATGGTTACTATGGCGGGCAGGGCGGTAATTGGGGCTATTATGCAGATGAGGTAACGTGGTTTAAGAATGTGGCGCTTAATACAGACAATGATATCCTCATCTTATGTCATCAGACTCTGTCACCGATATTGCAAGGCTATACAGAGGCGCAGGATATACCACATCGAGGGACGCAGATACAGCAGGCTATAGACAACTGGCTTGCGGCAAAAAGCAGTCATAAATGCGTGGGGGTTCTCCACGGTCATGTACATTGGGATTTTGTGTCACCGGGCAAGGGGAATTTTACAGTCATAGATCACAACAGTAAATCTCAGATATCAAGGACAGGCAGCTATGGGGAATTCTTTGAACTCGGTACAGGATTATCAAATTATCTGCCCACAGCCTCCGGATCAAACGACACACCGACAAGCAGTTATAGGGACGTGCCAATCGGCGCGATCGTACCCGGCAGAGCTATGGGGACGGCGACACAGGCGTTATGGACTGCGGTCATAATCAATACGAGCACAAAAATAATTAACCTCATCCGCTTCGGTGCCGGCAATGATGTGGAGATCAACTACGGTACGGGAACAAATACATCAATACACGTTACTGGCATTACGCTGAACGCGGTGTCCGGCACACTTACAGAGGGCGGCACTGTGGCGCTGGTTGCAACAGTATTACCGTCTGACGCAACTAATAAAAGCGTTACATGGGAGAGCAGTAATACAAGCGTAGCAACTGTTAACGGCGGCGTTGTAACTGCAATTTCGGCGGGTTCGGCGACGATAACGGCAAAGACGCAGGACGGGGACTATATTGCTACTTATGCCCTGACGGTTGAAGCAAAGCCCCGTATCAATCAAATCCCACTATCAATCGATGCCGGCGGCAACCCTTACAACGGCGGCACAGGATATAAGTCCGGTTATCGCCTCAACAGCGCAGGCGCGGAAGCGGCATTAGCAGGAAAGTATGTCACCGGCTTTATCCCCATTACCCAGGGGCAAAAGGTAACGCTGGAAAACATACGGGCTAATACAGCGGCACAGGATAATAACTACATTGCCTTTTATGATGCAAATAAAACGCTTATCACAGGATGTAGTAGATATGTTTACGCGTGGTACAATCAGTCAGGCAATGCTATCAAACCGGCGACAGTAGATAGTAATAGCTATCTCACAAGTTTTACGGCCACCGGTTCTCCTGGAGGCTCGTTTAATCTTGATCTTACAAATGCGGCATATTTCCGTCTTGCGGCAAATTATATCGGTGAAGACTCGGCAATCTATGTAGAATGAGCGTGAGGGGGGTACAGATTTGGAAACAGTTATAGCGGCTCTTGTTAGCGCTGCGGCGGCGATCATCGTCTGTGTACTTAATAATAACTCAAATCATAAGAAACTACTTGTGGAGCTTGAGAAGCGCGACGCAGTACAGGATGAAAGACTCAGACAGTTAAAAGAGACAGTGGACAAGCATAATAACGTCATTGAACGTACATACAAACTGGAACAGGGAACGGCTCTCCTGGGGGAGCAGATGAAGGTTGCAAACCACAGGATAGCCGATCTGGAAACTATTACAAGGAGTGATTTGAAATGACAAAGAAATTCTGGAAAGCGGCGCTGATCAGAGCCGTCAGGACGGTAGCACAGGCGGCTATTGCCACGATTGGCACGGCCGTAGCGTTGCAGGACATCAACTGGGCGCTGGTTCTCTCCGCGTCCGCGCTTGCGGGTATACTGAGTATACTCAACAGCCTTGTAACAGGCTTGCCGGAGGTGGACGAATGATTTCAGCATCAAAAATAATTGCACTGGCCAATGGGCAGATCGGAACAAAGGAAAATCCGGCCGGAAGTAATAAGGTGAAGTACAATACCGCCTACTACGGCAGGGCTGTTTCCGGCTCCGCTTATGCGTGGTGCTGTGTGTTCATCTGGTGGCTGTTTGATCAGCTGGGAGCGAACAATCTGTTTTACGGCGGCGGCAAGACCGCAAGCTGTACGACTCTCATGAACTATGCCAAGAAAAACGGCCTTTGGGTAACGTCCGGTTACAAGCCGGGTGATCTCATCCTGTATAACTGGGCGGGGAAGAAGCACGAGGCGGAACACGTCGGTATATGCGTCAGCACAAACGCGGGGTATGTAATCTGCATCGAAGGCAACACAGCCATCGGCAATGACGGCAACGGCGGCGCTGTAATGCAACGGACAAGATCGCTGAGCGTAGTCGTCGGTGCATATAGACCGAAGTATACGGTAGCATCAAAAACGACACTCGGTGCCAGCAAGGAGGCGGAAAAGGTGAACATCTCTGTATATGTACTCAAGCAGGGCAGCAAGGGCAGCCCCGTTAAAAAGCTCCAGATCCTTCTGAACGGCCTCGGTCACAACTGCGGCACCGTGGATGGCAGCTTCGGTCCCAAGACACTGAGCGCGGTCAAGGCGTTCCAGACGGCAAGCGGTTTGCCCGTTGACGGCAGCGTCGGTCCGGCAACGTGGGCGAAACTGCTGGGGTGATGAACTTGTCGAAATATGGCAAATTAGGCGCATGATGAGCGTGAGCCTTTTTTTCAGTTTTTTGCACTTTTTGTCAACCTGCATCAAAAAAAGAGCCGCACATCAGCGGCTCATATGGGGATATAGTCAAGCGGTAAGACAACAGACTTTGACTTTGTCAAACGTGGGTTCGAGCCCTACACCCCTGCCAGCCGGTTACGCCGACCGGACAAGGTTTTTCTTCTTTTTTCTTCCTTCTTTCTTGACAATGCCCCGGATCGCTTATCACGGTCCGGGGCGATTTTTTGTTTACGGATATTTGCATAGATTGCTACAAGAAATGGTGAATTCCTTGGGAAAGTAGATAAGATTAAAAATTCCAATAGACACAACAGCAAAAAGTGTGGTAGAATAACACATCATATGTGTGTTATATAAGATCACAGCTTGATTCCTCCCCTCACTTATATAATTTTTAAGGAGCATAGTATAATGATGTATAACAAACATTACCTAACGGATGTAATTTTTAGAGTTGATTTTGTTTCACCCGAAGAGTCAATTGAGAAAGAATTATCATCAATTGTGAAAACCGCTTGCATTGAGTTTTTTCCTATTCTAGAGCCCAAAACTATAGAAACACAAGAACTAAATGTTTCTGCAGTTCCCGGGCAGGAAAAAACTGTAATAAATACACATAAGATGCAGGAATGGCACTTTTGGGGGAAGGAACGGGAAAAAGAATTAGTCATTACTCATAACTGTATGTTTGTAAATATCAAGAAATACAACACTTTCGATGAGTTAAAATCCCAATTTTTTGCTGTATTTGGGAAACTTTTAGCTGAATATCCCAATATTGTTGTTAATAGGATTGGGCTGAGATATGTCGATCAAATAAATTTTATAGCAGATAAAAGTAAACGCAAAAACTGGCATTCATATTGGAATAAATACATTGCATCCCCTTTGGTCCAAGGGCTTTCCTTTCCTGATGAAGACTCGTCAATAGCCAGATGTATGTCAAATATTGAAATGAACTACGGTGAGTACATGTTGCGATTTCAATATGGTATTTATAATGTGGATCATCCTGCTCCGAATAAAAAGCAAGTTTTTATTCTTGATACAGATGTATTCTCAGTAGGACGTTATTCTTATGATGACATTATTAACGCCATAGATACTTATCACAGCAAAGTAAAAGAGTGGTTTGAAAAAGCAATTAAGGATCCATTGCGCAAGAAAATGGGGGTTATAACTAATGACGAATAGTGCCTCAACCATCTCGTGGGATAACCCATTAGAATCTACAAAACTTTCTTCCATAAAGAATGACTATAGCGATACGGTTGAAACAATTGTCAACGAATCAACCGAAACCATAGAAACCAGTGTTGGCATAAAACATGGCAACGGAAAACCATATAGAAAATTTATTGTAGGTGATATTAAAAGTGACCCGAACAAATGATGATTATGTGGATAGAATTCAGCAAGGCGATATTCTATCAGATGTGGAGTTTATTGAGTCAGTTATTGAGGAGGAGGGAGTATTAAAAGTTTCAAAAATAATATTTCCTGCAGTAATAGTCCTTACACAGGATTGCGATTTAACTTGGGATTTTGAGTCTCGGTTCGGCGAAAAATCGTCGAATCAGGATAAGTATCTTTTTTCAGCTATTGTTGCGCCGTTGTATAACTATGAGCACTTTCTTACTGGCGAACATTTAAGTGAATTGGGACAAAAAATGGTTTCAATAGCGAAAAAACCCACCAAAACCGAAAACAAAAGATTAAGAGAAAACCAAACTCCGAGGTACCATTATTTAGAATTTGATGAGACAGTTCCCATTGTTAATTCTGTCATAGATTTTAAACACTATTTCACCGTTAATATATCACAGCTGCAACAACACAAAAAGCAGCATTATATATGCACAGTTTCTGAGTTGTTTAGAGAACATATTTCACAACGCTTTGCAAATTATTTATCAAGAATTGGATT